ATTGTAATTAGTTACTGAACCAATCCTTACAAATCTGTTTGCTCCGTTGGCTAAAGTAATATTGCCTCCAACGGTTAAATTACTGCCGTCAAATAGTAAATCTGCATCGCTTGTGATTGAGTTGGTTCCGTTCCAAAATGCAACTCGGCCGCTTGTCCCTGTTCCAGTTACTGGGTTAGTTAAAGCCGCTTGGCCGCCTATGTCTGTTAATACTTGAGCCGCCGTTCTTCTTCTAATAATGTTTGAAGCGTCAATTGTTGCAAAGTCACCAGTTGCATTTGTAGCTGTAACTGTTAAATTACCCTGCACCATAGCCGTACCGTTGACATTTAGTCGGAAGCCTGCGTCGGTAAATGTGCCTCCGTTTTGGATTAGGACATTGCCTGTTGTTTCAAAAATTCTCATTCTTGTTACTCCTGAACTCATAAACCTAATGTGACTTGCATCAAAAACAAAAGGATATAATCTAGAGTGAGTTTGAAATAATGCTTCACCAGCAGGGTCATCCCAAGTTAATGCTGAATTTCTTGTAGCAGTTCTTCCAAGAATTAACTGCGGAAAGTTAACATTATTTAAAATCCTTGCATTTCCCACTACATTCAAAGCCTGACTTGGTGTATTCGTCCCAATCCCCAAACGCTTGTTCGTATTATCCCAAAACAAGCCGTTATCTCCCCCAACAGTATTTGCAGCCGTTCCAAAGGCTACTTGACCTGTGGCTAGGGTTCCTCCTATCTTAGAGTTAAAAGTACTCCAATCCGCCGAGCTTAAAGCGCCTCGATTTGTCGCGCTTGCCGTTGGTAAATTAAACGTATGAGTATCCGTTGCGCTAGAAATTGCAAAGTCTGTTCCGCTAGTCCCAACCGTTAAATATTGCACTTGGCTAGTAAGTCCGTTTAATGCAGTCAAGCCACTTGTAAACGTGGTTATAACTTGGCATAAATGGTTGTTTTCAGTATGTAAAGTGATTGTACGACCTGAATGCGTAACGTAGTATCTTAGTGCCAACCTATCTGTTAAAGCCAAGACTGTCTCGGGAACTGCTAACGTGCTAAAATATGGGTTTAAGTTAGTTCCAAAAGCGATTAATTCAGGCGCTGAGCTACTTGTTGCAATTAAAGTAAAGGTTGTGCCATTGTACTTGTAAAGCTCGACATAAAAAGACGGCGAGCCTCCACTACTTGATGCGCTAAAATAGGTTTCTAAGTTCCAGTTTCCAGCTGGGATAAGTAGTTTATTAGGGTCGCCAGCATCTGTAATAAATGAGGCAATATATCCATCTGCGTTTATGCTTATGTCAGTTCCAGCGCCAAATATTGGCGTTTTGTTAAGTTCCTTATAAGCAACTCCTCCGATTGTACCTTGACTAACCGAACCATTCAAATAGTAGCTTACAGACGAACCGCCGCCCGTAGTTGCTGGAAAGTCAGCCAAAGAGCCATCTCCTCGAATGTATTGCCCAACTGTACCAGCTCCACCTAAAACTTGGCTTTCCGTAATCGACAAACCAGTTGAGGCCGTTGCAATTGTTACGGGCAAATGATTCTGACCGCTTCCACTTGGGTCGACTGGATTTTGTCCCTCGGAAACAACAAAGCCAGGAGAGGCTGGAGTTGAGCCAGCTCTAACAACTTGCGCTCTAAATTTGCTAATATTTACGTCTTCCATTTATGTCGTTGGTTCTATTCCTAAATCGTAAAGCTCAATTCTCGCCGTTCCTTTTCTGCAATCAAGTTCGTAACTCATTAGCGCCCAATATCGTCCGTTAAACAAGAAACTTCTAAAAGGGTCGATTGGTCTTCGCTCAATCGTTGCTAAAACTCTGTAATTCGTTCGGCCTTTCAAGTTAGCTAATTCTTGCACGATAATATCTAGCAAAGGTAACTCTTCAACTCCATCTCTAGTCCAATCCGTAGAAACTGCATTGTCAAAATCTAGCAATCGAATTGCTGAAACTGAGTTGCTCGTTATTGCGTCGCCAATGTATGTATTGTAGTCGGGATGCACGTTGGCATAAGGTGAGCCAGTAACCGCTTTAACTCCTAACTTTGACAAAGATAAGCCATCTGTTTTCTCAATCTTTAGCGAAAGGTTTTCATACCTTACAACGTATCTGTTAGCCGTTCCGCCGTTACAGATTAATTGATGCAATCGAATTTCAACCTCACCGTCAACTGGGACTAAAACATTGTTTATTGCAATGCTATTCCAAACAGAGCCAGCCGTAACTGCGAACTCCATGACCGTACTTGTGCCAGTCCAAGCAAAGGTTGTTGCTCCGCTTCTTGACAAGTATTGGTTGCCAATCTTAATCATTAGTCCAATGGCATGAGCGCCAGGAGTAACCGCGTAACTCGTGCTTACTCTTTCTACCATGTATTGAAAGGTCAAAGAAATAGTATTAGCGGTCTCCTCTGCAATTGTAATTGCTCCTCCAGTAGTGTTTGTGCTTGCTGAAATCCAAGACAAGTTAGGGTCGTCTATTCCATCGGTTGTGGTTGTTGTCCATATTTGCACATATTCGCCACCACCTGAAACGTATTGCACTAAGGCAGTATTTCCACTTGGCACACTTGCTGGCTGGTTAGTCGGGATTGCCTCGTGATAATCCCAAAGCTTTAATTGATAAATGCCGTCATAAGTCGAGCCTACTCCGTTTAAATTCCACTCCTCAATCGCAAACTTAGCATCAAATATTCCGCCTTGACTATTAGGGTCTAATACTCCAAGATTTAAATAAGAGTTAAACTCTGTAAATACTCGTCTAGCCGTCTCTTCAGGAGAGTTAATATCTGCGTTTAAGTCGTCGCCGTTAACAATTGTACTTGTTGCCGTTAAACTTAGGTCGGGCAAAAATTCATACATCTTATAAGATAACTTGCCTAACTCGGTTAATCTGACAACGTAAAATTGATTTTTCCACAAAAACACGCGGCAAAGAAAAGGGTTAACCATTCTTTCGATTGTGTTCTTTAGGTAAAGTTGCTCATTCTCAATCCTTACGCCGTTGCTGAATTTAGCGTCTAGTCCATCGGTAAAGATTGCGTTTTGTGGCACGTTAAATTGACGGAAAACGCTTTCGTCTGAATCCATCCTAGCCTCGTGGATTTCGCAACCAATAAAGACTGGTCTTTGCTCAACAAAAGATTGATTTAAAGCGCCAACAACTGCCGACAAAGCTTGTGTTCTAGGGTCAGGCCAAGAGGTAAAATTTGAGCGTATAGAATCAAAACCTTTTAATCCATCAACCGCGGTAAATGAGAAAAGCTTAGGCCCACTCTTATATGGCGATGTAATAAAGTCGGGAGCTATGTAGCCGCTAAAGAAAGATTGTATGCCTTCAAATTGCAAGTAATTAATTTTACTTGTGCCACTTGTTGCTCCAATTACAAAGGTATTATTTCCAAATGCAATGCTTTCAAAGGTTGCTACTGAAGCAGCTGGTATTGCAGTCCAATTTATTGCGTTTGTAGAGTAAGCTATTCTATTGGTTCCAAAATCTGTAACCGCAACAAAATATCCGTTTCCGTACGCTAATGATTGAGGTGTAAATGGTATTGTAACGCTTATCCAAGTTAATCCATTAACTGAATAATAATTACCAGTTGTAAATTTCCCATCTGCAAAAATAATTTCGTTTGCAACAAATGTTGTTGCTTGTTCATCCCAATTTAATCCATCATAAGAGGTATAAGTAGTACCAAGTCCCCCAATTAAAAGTTCAGAAACTGCAACCCAAATTCCATTACCATAAGCTACTCCAGTAAAAGGTATATCTGATGCATTACTTCTTGATGTCCATGTAATTCCATCTGGTGAGGTCATTATTCTATTTCCTACTCCAGTTTTTGCAACAGAAACAAATAATCCATTGCCATACTCTACATCTTGCCACCAGTTATTAGCTGCTGGAGTTCTAGCAGTCCAATTTATTCCATTACTTGAACTTGCCGCAAAACCAGTTAAAACTCCTGAAACATTTGCATAACCAACCCCAACAAATATTCCATTTCCAAAAGTAACGTATGAAATGCCTAAACCAGTTGGAACAGTATTCCATGTAATTCCATCTGAAGAATAGTATATTAAAGAAAATGCTGCAACAAATAAATTATTTCCAAAAGTCATTCCTCTAAATCCAGCGCTTGGCGAAGCGGCTTGCCAATCTGTAATATCGTTGTTTGCGCTAACTTGATTTAAAACAACTTTCCAAGTCCTATTACCACCAACAAGAAACTCGTTAAAATCTCCAGTTTCCCCAGCAATTGTAAAATCAACCGAAGAGCCTATAATTGTCTCTAATGGGTCGTTTCCTGTATTTCCCCAATTGTAGGTAATATCGTTAATTAGTAAAGGAGTAACCGCTCCTGAATATCCAGCTTTAAGTATTTGCAAGTTCCAAACATTGCCTCCGTAGTTGGTCGCATAACCTCCCTCGTATTTTAATCCGTAGTCATTTACAGGAGCATTTTGGCCAGTTAAAACCGTGTAAATTTTAACATCCTCACTTGGCATCGTATAGCTAAAAGACAAGCTAGAAGACAAGAAAGTATTGCCTGGAGAGCTATACCACATTGCGGTATGATATCCCGATTCAGGCGCAACTGCAATTGTAAGCGAATCGCCTTCGGTGTAGAATTCTAAAGGAGCAACGCCGTTAACGGTAATCGTGCCAAGACCTTCTCTAACTGCAAGTAATAATCTATAATCGTTAGCCATTAGCCTTTATTTATCTTATCGTTTGCTTGTGAAAACACATATACCAAGTCTTGACCTCTAACTACTAACTCGCCGTTTAGGTCTCTGTTTTGCTGAAATAAACCACCTTGTCCGCCTCCTGCAAATGAAGTTCCTTGTCCTGCTGAACCTCCACCAGCACCTCCGCCTCCTCCTCCGCCTGGGCCTTTGCTACCCATACTTCCAATTGCTCCAGCGATTGCGGTTAAGGCAATACCAGCAGCAATGGCTAAAGGAGCTGCAATGATTGCAGTAGCTGGATTCGCTAATGCAGCACTTACCTTTCCAAATGCTGAAGCAGCAACACCATAGGCAATTAACTGCTGTCCAAATTGGCCTAGAAATCTACCAAAAGATTTTAATAAGGAGCCTCCAATTGCTGTTAATAAATTACCTCCTGTGGCTAATGTTTCTCCAATTGTATAACCTAAATCAACAAAAGCATCTGTTACGTTTCCCTCAATTAAATCGTTGATTGTTTTGGCAAAATCTGCTACTCTTGCTTCTAATTCAGGTAATTTATCAAGTTGAAATGCTACATCATCGAGAAAAACTTCAAATGGTCTAGGGCCAGCAGTTTCCTCTTCAAATCCTTCAACTTCTAATTTTATTTTTACATCTTTACTTTCAATTTTTTGAAAAGAGCCTAAAGCAGCTAATATACTCTTTTCATAATCTTTTGTACTAAATGTTAACTTATCTTGTAATTCCTGAGCGGTTTGTTGTCCTAAATTAAAGTCATCCCAACCTTTAGAATATTCTTTTAAAGCATCACTATTTGATTTAATACCTTTACCACTATCCTTTACTAAATTTCCTCCTTGCTCTAAACTTGAATTTATTTTATTAATTAATTGCTCATCTTCTTTTTTAATTTTTACAATTTCTTTTTGTAAAATCTCCTCCTCTTTTAAAGATTCATTTGCAGTATTTATACTTTTAATTAAAGTATCGTATCTCTGCAAATCGCCTTGAGTTAAGAAACCTTCTTTTTGTCTTTTCTCAATTAATGCGTCTAACTGAGCTTGAGCGGATGCGGTTTGAGTTAATCTTTTGCTTCTTTGTTCTTCTAGTTTTGTTTCAATTGTTAAAAGATCAATTGAATTTTGTGCAATTGCGTTTGTTGCTGCTTGAGCTTTTGCCTTAGCAATTAAACTCTGTGTTACCTTTATATATGCTTCACCAACATCCCCATTTTTAATTTGTTCTTTAGTCAAATTACCAAAATATTCAGGGTAAAGCTTTTGAAGCTCATTTACAGCATCAGTTCTTTGCTTAGTAGATAAAGCAGTATTGGTAGCCTGTAATTCTAAGCCTTTAAGAGTTGAAATTTCCTTTTGTGCATCTTGAGCTCCTTTAAGATTAGCGGCAGCAACTCCTCTTAATCCTTCTTCATATTCTTTTAGTTTCTCTGATAAATCTTCTGTGGCATCTGCTGCATCAAAAGCGCCTTTTTCATAAAGAGTCCATAGAGTTGTTATAGCTGAAACAGCTAAAACTAAAAGATTTCCAGAACTAAAAATTTGACCAAATGCTAATTTTAATTTTGATGTTGTTGAATCTCCAACGTTACCTAAAGCTGAAAATGATCCAGCTAATTGTTGAATGTTGTTACCAACACCAATAATTCCAAAAGGTGCATCTTGAATTACTCTAGCGAAATCAATTCCTATACCATTATATCTACTAGTAGATTTTGATAATTGCTCAAATTTAGGCGCAACCGATTGCGCGGCGGTGCCTAATTGATCTAGCTGGCTTGTTGCCTTGGTAACTCCTTTTGATACCCCATCAACATTTACAACAAAGTCAACTTCTATTCTTGGATTTGACATTTCTTTCTAGTTTACTTGCAATTTCCAACAATTTCTTTGCTTTAGCAAAGTCTTCGGACGTTGACTCCAAAGGCTTTGGAATATAATCCCATGGTAAAGGCCATATCTTAGAAGGACTTAAATTTGCTCCTTTTTTTAAATGCGGTTGCAATCCAATTACAGCGTGTACTCTAAGGCTTTCTATTAGGTCTTTATAGTCTGTCTCATGGCCTTTTAGTAAAGCGTTAATCTCTTTTATACTTAAAGAAAAAAGCTGCTCATAAGGCACCTTAGTACGCCCCACGAGCAGCATTAAATATTCTCGAGCAGTTGTCTGCTCTTCGTCATTTACCTTTTTTTTTCCTCGGTTGGGTTGTTAATGCCTAACTCTAAAATAAGGTCGGCCAAAACATCGTTAAACAATTTCATTACTTCTTTACCGTCAATCCAAACCTTTAACTCTTCCAATGCTATTGGATTTGTTGACTTACGCAAGCAAGCCACTTTATGGCATTCATGTAGCAAAGAGTAAATGTTATCCAGTTTTGGTATTGTGCTGCCACTAAAAGCCTCTGCAATTCCTAATCCTGTAAAATCCTCAAAGTTCGCCAAAGCGCCCAAATTTGGGTAAAAGAAAATCTCCCCTTCTTTAAAAGGAGCTGAATGGTACTTAGCCATATATTTTGTTTAGGTTGGTATTACGCTAATAACAGGAGCTCCAGCAAAATCGAAAGTTCCTGAGAAAGATACTTGAGAGTTTCTTTCAGCAGTAATCTCAATTGAGTTTAACTGAGCATCAACTGTAATAATTTTGTCACCAGACTCTGTACCACCAAAAACCAATTCAAATACTTTACCGATGTCTTCCATCAAGTCAAAAGCTGAAAGGTTAGATACTCCAGTAGATGCAAAATCTAGGTCTCCTGAGAAAGAGAAAGAACCTGACTTGTCTCCGCCTTCAAGTCTAACTCCATAGTCTCCGGTGCAATCGTTTCTAACGGTTACAGATTCGTTGGAGATAGAAACAGAAGCGGAAGTTTTACAAACGACTGGAAGAGAGTTCCACTCGAAAGTAAAGAAATTGCCTAATTGATATGTTGCCATTGCTTATTCGTTTTAACAAATATACATAAAATTTTAATTATCAAGACACGAAGAAAATATCCAACGTGTAGGACAAGATTTTTTGGTAAGCGATTTGGCTAGAACCTTGCTCAATTTGTGTTCTGCTAAAGTTCTTTCGAATATCTAAAACTTGCAAATCGCCTGGAAATGTCAAATAATCCAAAGTCATTTTTTGCTGAATAGCATTTGAAATATTTTCCGATAATTTCTTGCCTCCGCTACCTTGTGGAAACTTGGTAACGATATTAATTTGAATGGTTGCGTTTTGTCTAATCGAACAATCATTGTTTGTTGTTTCTGCTTCGTTTTGGTCTGTTATAAGAACAAAAGCAGCTGAATTAACATAACTAGCTGGATTAATTGTTGGCGGTAATTCCGTATCGTAAATTGGAATAGTAACTCCGCTTAGAGTCAGAGGCGTGATTGCATTAATTACGGCAATTCGTATGTCGGTGGCTATTTCTCTCATTTTAGAACTTTATTTATTTCGTCTACCATAT